GTCTAAGGACCAGCCATGACCGCCAGAGAGATCGACTGGAAGGAGCCTCAGATCATCATCAATGGCGTCGAGCTGACGGTCGGCCAGGCGATGACCGTTCGCGTCGCCTGCGGCGCTTTCGCGATGGGTATGGGCGATGCAGAAATTCGCCTTGGGCTCGGCGAGATCGGAGACGCCTACCAAAAGCGCCTGCGGGAGATTCACAAGCTCATGGCGAGGATCTCCCCATGACCCCCAGAGAGATCGTCCGTGACGCACTCGTTCGCTCGGCCCTCGTCGGAACGACCGAAGAGCACGCGAGCGCCGCCGACGCGGTGATCCTCGCCCTACGGGAAGCCGGGGCGCTGGCTGAGTGGAGGCCGATTGAAGAGGCGCCGAAGGATGGGACGCCTGTGCTCGCTCGCGGTGTTTTATTGGATGGCTCGCTATCGAACCATAGTCGCAGGAGGGGACCTCCGGATGAAGACGGCTATAATCGCCCTACCATCATCGCTGAAATATGGCGGGAGTGGAATGACGATACTCGTCTTGAGCCGGTCAAGCACGAAGGGGAGACCCTATTCCGCAGGGTGCCGTATAGGAGTGACGAAAAGTGGGCGGGCTGCGCCAATTTCCCTGCCCACTATTTTTATCCCCGCTACTTCATGCCCCTCCCCTCCCCGCCGCTCCCCAAGGAAGACTAGGCCATGAGCGCTCAGCTTTCGCGACGCGGGTTCCTTCTGGCGGCCTCCGCGATGGCGGTCGCGCCGCCTCGCTTTGATCACTTCGCGGAGGTTATGCGGCCGCTGCCCGATCCCAGCGCTGTAGCGAACGAGATGCTCAAGATGATGGTCGAAGAAATAGACGGGGTCGAATGGGCGACTGGCTTCTATCGGCTGTCGTTCGACTCGACGCTCGGGACTTTGGTACGCGAAAACCTTCCCCTTGCCGAGGTTTTCCGGCTGTAAGCCCCAAGGAAGACTAGCTCCCCCTCTCTGTGCTAAGAGGAACGAGCTAGACGCGATGCGCGTTTTCCGATAGACGTTCCGCATGCTTACGACCACGACATGGCGACGGCGACCCAGGCGACCGAGAAGCTGAGTTCGGCTTCGCGGCGCGCTGGCACATAGCGCCCGCTTAGCTCAGTGGCAGAGCAACCCCCTCGTAAGGCGAAGACGTCGGTTCAATTCCGGCAGCGGGCTCCACTCTTCGGGAGTGTAGTTCAACGGTAGAACGGCGGCCTCCAACTCCGCAGACGTGGGTTCGATTCCTACCGCTCCCGCCACACATTGCATGTGGGTGTAGCTCAGACTGGTCAGAGCGCTCGGCTTGGGACCGAGAGGCCGTTGGTTCGAATCCAGCCACCCGCACCATGATCCCGTAGCGTAGCGGAAGCGCGCCAGGTTCCGGACCTGGAGGTCGGAGGTTCAAATCCTCTCGGGATCGCCAACAACCCCGTAGCTCATCGGCTAGAGCGCCGCGCTACGAACGCGGAGGTAGCGGGTTCAATTCCTGCCGGGGTTGCCAGGGCGCCGATAGCTCAGCGGAAGAGCAGCGGCCTTCTAAGCCGCGGGCCGCAGGTTCGAATCCTGCTCGGCGCGCCAAACTCTCTATGCTAAGAGGTCTCCCCGCAGAAGGCGAGGAACGAGATGAAGTGGGTGGGTATGGCCATGGCGTTCGTCGGCTGGTCGCCAACCCTGATCGGCGTTCCGCTGTGGATCGCCCTGCCGATCTACGGGGCGATGTGGGGGTTCTTCTGCACCTGGAGCCGCGCTCGGCTCGAGTGGGCCGAGCGAGCCGACCTAGCGGCGAGGCGGCTGCCGGCGATACGCCGGGTTGCCGCGCATGAGCCCGAACACCACCCAGTCGAGCCACTCCTGGTCCGGGCCAGGGCCGTCGTGCGCGGGCCAGTCGACGCCGGTATAGGCCTCGAGCGCGTTCTCCGTCCGTGAACCGTAGTCGTTGTCGATCCCGCTCGGATGATCGCTCCACTTGAGCGTGTTGGGCTGGTCCTGGTTCTCCATCCAGTCGACGAGCCCGGCCTGGGCTTCGAACAGGCTCGCAGGCCCTTGGCGGAAGGCCACTGCCATGCGGTGGGCGTCGTTCAGGTCGGCGCCCGGCGGCTTGCCGAAGGTCGCGGCGAGCCGGTCGATGGCGGCCTGCGTGTTCTCGCCGAGAACGCCGTCGCTCTTGCCGGGATCGAACCCGAGCGCGGCCAGCTCATTTTGTACGCGACGCACATGTCCGCGATCGGTCGGGTCGAGCTCGAACGCCCGGTAGATGTTCGGGTCCGGCGTGATCTCCGCGCCCAGGGCCGACCCTTCGGTGGTCGGGTCCTCGCCCCAGCCGCCGAGCCCGCCGTCGGGACGCAACCCTTCCATGATCCACATCCCGTCGGGCGAGTTCTGCAGGTCGACCAGGAAGCCGCTCGGACCTTTCAGCATCATCCCTTCCTCGACCCTGGGCTGGGCGCCGAAGATATCCGGCGCTGGGGGCGGAGGAGGCGGAGGCGGAGGCGGCGGGAGCGGCGGCCAGTCTCCGATCGTCGTGCGGGCGATGTCCTCGTCTGGCGCAAGCTGCTGAGCGGCGACCGCGCCCAGGGCGGTCGCGCCGGCGAGGCCGGCGGCCCCCCAGCGATTCGGCGTCATGATGCGGGGGTCCCAGGGGATCGACTCGGCGCCCGGATCGCGTCCGATCGGCGGCTCCCAGCGGCCGGCGGCCCAGTCGATGGCGCGCTGCTCCTCCGGCGTGGGCCTCGCCGCGTCCCTCAGGCGGGCGCCCAGCTCGCGCGGGCGGGCGGCGCTGTAGGGATATAGCCCCTGGTCCCGATAAGGCTGGCCGGGCTCGCCGCCGCCGTGGGCAGACCATGTCGGGCCGACGTTCTCCTGAATGGTCAATCGAAAGTCGCGCAGATCTTCCGCAGCGAGCGGCCGGGCGGCGGCGGCGCGCAGCCCCTCGATGTCGCGGAGCTGCTCCTGTTGACGAGCGGCCCTCTCAGGAAATCGCACCGGATCGGCGCGCTTCATCGGGATGGCCGCGGCGTAATCCGCCATCCGATTGGTCCGATCGACCTCCGCCGCCAACTCGGCCTCACGCGGCCCCAGCGTCATGATCGGCTCGATGTCGCCTGGCAGATCACGGACCTGGGGCGGCTGAGGCGAGCGCTCGAACTGGACGTAATCGTCCCAGCCGGCCGGCGGGTTTCGATCCGACAATGGATCCGGCGGACGGTTCCCGTGGTAGGCGCCGAAGTCCGGGTCGGTCATGGCCCGGGCGTAGTAGTCCGACCGCTCGAGCGGGGTCGTCTCCCGCGGGCCGATGTCGCGGATCGCGGGAGAAGGCGGTCCCGTTTCCGCCGGCGGCCGGCGCAGGCCCCGCAAGGCTCCGCGGCCCATGCCCAGCAGCGGCAGGCCGGCGAGGTCGAGGATCGTATCGACCCCGGTCCGTCCGCCGGCCTGGTCGATCATGTCCTGGTAGAGGTTGCCCCTCTGCTCCACTACGGGAAAGCGGAAGTCCTCGTCGCCGGTCGCGCGAATCGCGTCTCCCGCCAGCCGGGCCGGGAACACGCCCCATTCCGCCGCGTAGTCGACCGGATCGATCTTGGCCAGGTCGAACTGGCCGAGCGCTACGTCCTCCATCGAGCCGGGCGCGCGCCGGAAGCCTTCGGCCATGGCCGGGCTCCAGTCGTCGATCACGTCGGCGGCGGCGTCCAACCCTAGCCGCCCCGGCGCGCGCGCGGCGGCCCGCTCCGGCGCATCCAGGAGGTAGCCGCCAGGGTCCTGCAGGGCCGCGCCGATCTCCCGGTTGAAGGGGGCGAACACCCGATCCAGAAACCCCTCGTCGTCATCGACCTCGAGCGGGGCCATGTCCTCCGCAGAAAGGGGTCGGGACGCCTCCTGGCGAAGGCTGGAGAAGGGGGAGGCCTCCGCCGGGTCTCCGGTCAGAGCGAGGCCCAGGCCCGCGCCGGAGGCCGCTGCTATCGCCGACGCGCTCCCGCCTCCGCCCCAGCCGCTGGGGTCTTTGGGGTTGCGGGGCCGGAACGGGACAACATCGCCCGACGGCGGCGGCGAGAACGGCTCAAGGTCGTCAGGCGGCGGCCTGCGCCGCGCCGGCGGAAGCCCCGGGTCCGGCGGCATAACCGACGGCGGCTTGAAGTTGCTCTGCCCCATCCGGTGGACGGTGGAGGTGACCTCATCGGTCGTGAGGCCCGTCCGTTGCGCGATCTGGCTCGCGGTGAGCCCCTCATCCCATAGAGGCTTGATCAGCGCCCAGTTCTCGCGCGCGCGTTGGCCGGGAGAAAACAGCCCCTCCCAGCTGAACCGTCCTCCGCCTGGACGAGGCCCGGCCATCAGCCCTTCCCGTCAAGCTTGTCGGAGAGCGGCATGGGCGTGTGCCGCCTGGGCGCGCGCCGCCGGTTGCGGTCCTCCACCAGGATCTGCTCCTTGAGGACGTGAACCCGCCCCTGAAGGTCGCTCTGGATCTTGCGGGCCTCCGCCGCGGGCGGGCCGCCGTTCTGGATCGTGATGTTGATGTCGCGCAGCGCCTTGTCCGCGGCCTGGTACCGGGAGATCATCGCCTCGAAGTCGTCATCCGACAGACCACGGCCGGAAACTTCCGGCTCTGGGCGAGGCCCGGGCCGGGCCTGCTTGAGCGCCTCGACGCGCGCGATGATGCTTTCGAGATCGTCGTCGGACCCGTTTCCGTTGGTGCGGCGGACGATGCGGGTTTCCTCGGAGTAGCCCGCCGGGCGGCGATAGCCCGGGATCTCCAGGCTCTCGGCTTCGAGCGCCTCGCGCTCCAGCCGTTCGATCTCGCGCACGCGCTGAGCGTTGGCGATCCGCTCGAGCGCAGCGGCCTCCCGGTTCGCCAGCTCGTCCTCCAGGCTCAGGCGGCCCACGTCTGCAACCCCTGTCGAGCCCTTCTGGAGCGCCGCCTTGGCGCGCGCCAGCCGGGCCTTGGCCGCGCTCGGAGCCTCGCCGAACTGCATCGGCGCATCGTCAGCGATGTAGTCCTCCGCGTTCATCCGCCGGGCGATCTTCTCGCCTTGCAAGCCTGGCTCCGGGCCGTCCGGGTCCGGTGCGGGCAGCGCCCCGGCCGTAGCCGGGCGAGCGCCCCTGGGCTCCTCCCGCTTGGCGTGGCCGGTGTTGTTCAGCCCGAAGTTCAGAACGTTGATCGCCAGCACCAGGATGAACGAGAAGATGTCGGCGAAGTTTTTCGCCCGCTCATCGATCGCCGCCTCGTCGAACTGCCGCTCGTCGCCGCGGGCCTTGAAGCTCATGTAGGCGAGCTGGCGGAAGCTCTTCACGATCGAGAAGGTCTTCGCCGCGTTCGTCGCGCTGAGCGCTACGGCGGCGACTTCTCCGCTGGAGACGCTGGCGGTGACCGCGTCGAGCGCGTCCTGCGCCCGGTCGCGACGGGCGAGCGCAGCGTCGTATTCGGTCTGCGCCCGATCGGCGAAGACGCGCATCGCCTCCGTGGTCTGGTCGAACTTGATGCCGTCGGGACGGGCGCCGATGATGGTCTGAATCTCGGCGACGCGCGCGCTGTAGGCGCCCGCGGGCAGCGCGGCGAGCTCGGCGCGGAGCGCCTCGGCCTCGTCTCGCGCCGTGAGCGCGCGCGCGAGATCGGCGCGGGCGTCCGCCATGCGCTGTTCGGCGCCGGACGTGTCGCGCATCGCCCCGGCCTGTTCTAGCGCGGCGGCGTCCGCCGTCTCCGCCGCGGCGAGCCGCTCCCGGTCGGCGGCGATCATGTGGGACGCGAGCAGGAGCATCGACCCCACGGTGATCACCATGCAGAACACCATGAGCACGCCAAAGCCGAACTTGCCCGCACCGGTGCGGGCTCGGCTCATGAAGTAGACGCCGAACGCCTCCATGAAGGGCGCGATGGCGCCGACGGCGGCTCCGAACAGATAGCCGACGAACACTCCCATGAAGCCGAACAGGCCGCCGAACAGCGGGCCGAGGATGTCGGCCGCCACCGTCCAGGCGCAAAGCCCGATCGAAATGGCGAGCAGCGCGCGGGCGGCGACGAACTTCCACCACTCGGGCAAGCTCACGACCCCATCGCGGCCGGAGTCGGGGAGGAAAAAGACCGCGACGGGGTTGCGCGCCATTACGAGACCTCGGAGACCAGGATCAGGTCGCCGGCGGCGGCCTTGGCCGCCAGCGTGGCGAAGCAGGCGACGCCCGCCTCGGAGTGCTCGATCCGCTGCAGCTCGAGCGCGAGCTCGCTCTGATCCTCGGACGGGGCGACCGCCGCCTCGATCTTGAGCTTGACGTAGTCGGTGCATTCGACCGGCAGCGTGGTGGTGTAGCGGCGGTCGCCCTTGACGACGGCATAGGTCATCTCGCCCATCGCCTCGACGAACTCGCCTGCGAGGCTGCCGCCCCGGTCATTGGTCGCCGAGACGAGCGCACAGGCTGGCAATGCGATCAGAATCAGACTGATCGCGGCGAAAGCATACTTGGTCCGCATATTCGGCCCTCACTTCTAGAGCGGATTGGATGGCGGCTTGGTTGACGGCGCTGTCTGCACTGGCGAGAGCATCCGCGAGCGCCACGCGGAGGCGTTGGTTTTCGGCGACGAGCCCGGCGTTCTCCGAATCGACTTCTGAGAGTTCCTGCTCGAACCGATTTTGCTGGTTGGAAAGACGCGCCACCTCGGCGCGCAGATCGCGGTTGTCGTCGACGAGCCGCTGCTGGGCGGGTGTCGACATGGCGACCGCCTGGGGCGCGACCGTCGACTCCTCGATCGGCTCGGAGGCTTGCGCCCGGCCCGCTCCCGACACGACCGGCTCGCCCGGCAGAAAGATGTGATAGCCCGCGCAGTCCACGCCGGCCGGCATCTCGATGTCGGCCTTGCGCGCCAGCTCTTCGAGCGTGACGCAGGTGATTGTGCGCCCCGCCTCGCGAACCTCGGCCGGAACACCGGCCTCGTCAGCGGGACCGCCGTCCTTGAGGGCGCCGGAGACGACGACTGCAACGAAACTCAGGAGCCCTGTGAGCAGGATCTTGCGAGGGTTGAACCGGATGCGATCGACGATCAGCCGGTCGATCCGCGCCCAGAAGCCGTCTTCGATCACGGTCTCCGAAGATGTCCGCTCGATCATCGGGGCGACTCCTCAGTGTGTGGAAATCGACGGTGGGTGAGACGCTCCAGGATGATCGCACCGATCGCGAGATAGCGGCTGACGACGGGGTTCCAGAGAATGCCGTTCGCGCCGCCGAGCCATACGGCCCAGTCCTTCCATGTGACACCGGGCGTGGCTCCCGCATCGAGAATGCCGCGGACCATTTCGAGACTGGCGGCGGCCTGATCGCTGGTCAGAATGCCGTTGGTCGCCGCCACGACGACGGCGCCGGCCGTCGAGCTCAATGATATGATCCAGCCCACGAAGGCCCCCGTCCCGCTCAAGTTTGGTCTCCCTGGTTTTTCATCCATCGGGCTATAGTGGTGCTACCCATCAAAGGCGCTCCTTGGGCGCTAGAGGTGGTACCGCGGGGGACTAGGGCGTCCGAAGCGTCCTAGTCTCTCGCAACGATCTTTCAACGGAGGGATAGCTATGCAGAAAGTCTTTTTCGAGGACGGCCTCGCTTCGGCCGAAGAAACGCTCGCCGCGCTCCGGGCCAGCGCCGCACGCCATCGCGCCGAGGGCCGCATCCACGCCGCAGAGCAGGATGAGAAGTCGGCGGCGGCCTATCTCGGGCTGCTGGCTTGAAGCTCGAGGTAATCCCGTTCGGCTGGCGGGTCTTCTACTTCGTCTCGCGGATCGTCTCCAGCTGGGCTCTCTGGTGGGTGATCGACGACACCATCGCCCGGGTTCTGGCGCTGCCCGCGCTCGGCTCCCTGCCGATCTGGGCGCCGGTCGTGGTCTTGCTGGCGGTCACGCCCGCGCCGAGCCAGTTCCGGGTGGCCCCGCCGCCGCCCAGGGAGAGGGTCCCAGAAGGCGAGCGGACGGGATACTGGCTCTAGGCCAACACGGCCCCGTAAAGCGCGACGACGTGCCATTCCGTGTTCATGAACACGAGGTGGGCGGCCTCCCCCACGTTGGTGAAGGTGATCGTCGTTCCGTTGGCGAGATTGGTCGGCGTGAGCACGCCCGACCCTCCGTCGACGACGTGAACGATGATCTTCTCCTGGCCCTGCACCCCGTCCGCGAGCGTGCCCGCGTTGCCCGCGCCCGTGGTCGTCCACTTGGTGATCTTGCTGGTGAGGCCGATGGCTCCCGCCCCGGAGAGGGCCTGGATCCCGCCGACGGTCATGCCGGTGCTGGCGATCTGGACCTTCTTGTTCAGGCCCGTTCCGCCGTCCGTGATCGCGGTCCCGGTGACGCCGTTGAGGTTGTTGCCGCTGATCTCGTAGTAGTCGCTCGCGCCGGCGGCAACCGTCACCCCGTCGGCATTGGTCCCCCAGGTGTCGGACCCGCCCATGTCGTTGTTGAGCACCTGGAAGTCGGTCGCGCCCGCCGACGCGCTGACGCAGGTGTCCATGTCGGCGAAGGCGCAGCCCTCGATCCGGGTCCGCTTCGCGCTGGCGCCGATCCGCACGCCGATGTTGGCCGTGCGCGGCCGGCATCCGTCGATGATCACATGCTCGGTGTCGACCAGATCGACGGCGACCGCGGTGCTCGAAACGCACCGGCCGATGACGACGTTCGAGAGCGTGATCGCGACGCTCTCGGTGGCGAGCAGGCCGCCCAAGAGGCCCTTGCCCATCTCGCCGCCGACCATGGTGGTCTGCTGGGGCGCGAAGGTCGCGTCGCCGTCCTCGTGGATCTCCGAGTAGATCCGCCCGTTCGTCTTGTCGCAGTTGTAGAACTCCTGGAAGGTGCAGAGCGAGCCGATCCGGACGTTGGCGGCGTTCTCCGTGCACTGCGTGAGCCAGACGACGGTGTTGTCCGTGACGTCGGTCGTGTGCAGGGCGGGTTGGGGGCCGTCCCCGGAGGCGGCCGATGTCCCGCCCGTCTTGCACTGGAAGTACCAGCCATCGTTGAGCACAATGTCGCCGGCGACGTAGACCGTGCCGGTCGCCCAACTGCCCTTGATGTTCGAGTTGGTCGGATCGGAAACCGGCCAATGCTCGTCGAACTTGCAGCGGAAGCCCCAGAACCCGGAATAGTTCTCCATGTTCACGACGTCGGAGTAGGTGTCGTAGCACTTGACGTGATCGAACTTGCTGTCGCCGGCCGTCGCGCCGTAGAGCTTGAGCGCGTGGTAGCCGCCGATGATCTGGATTTTCTGGAGCTCGCAGTCGGTGCCGTCGGTGTGCTCCACCACGCCGTGGGTCGTTGTCGGAAAGAACGGCTGCCAGAACGTGAAGTCACGGATCACGACGCGGGCGGCGGCCTTCCTGACCACGAACTGCGCGCCGCTGGCGGCCACCAGCAAGGCGCCTTCGCCGATCCACTTCTCGCCCGGATAATTAGCGGTGATGCCGGTGGTCTTGTACTGGCCCGGCGGGAAGTAGACCGCCGGATAGCCCTTGGCCGAGGAGAGCATGCCGAGGTTGTGGTAGGCGGCCAGCCGCGCGCGGTTGATCGCGGTGGTGTCGTCGTCGACATTGAGCCCTATCGCGCCGAAGTCGCAGACGTTGTAGGCGGCGCCCATGGCGCGGCGGTAGGCGCCGGTCGAGCCGTCCTGGCCGGTCGGAGGCAGGAACACGCCGCCGCCCGCGTCGAGCGCGACCTTGGCCGCGAGGTTGGAGCTGTCCCAGGTCCAGACGCCCCAGCCCTTGCCGAGCACGGAGCCGTAGCCCTGGGTGAAGTAGACGGCTCCCGTCCGCCGGTCCCCGCTCGCGGCGAGCGCCGCATTGTTTGTGAACGTCTCGGAGTCGTCCGCCGCGCCCGGGTCAAAGTTGTCCCACGGGTCGCCGACCTGCACGTCGGCCGCGGTTTTGAGGATGAGCTTATATTTCTGCGGGAGAAAGAAAACGGAACCGGGCGAACCATTCGCATCCAGCACGATCGGGTTCGTTCTGGCGGCGGCGTAATCCTCGTCCGCGTAGGTCGCGAGCGGCGTCGTGGTCTCCGCCATGTAGGTGTAGAGCTTGTAGCCGACCGCCGCGCCGCTGGCGGCGATCCACTGGTGCAGGGGACCTAGGCTCGCGGTCATTGGACTGACGATCCCAACTGTTTGTAAAGCTCGATCATGGCCTGGCGGTCTTCCGCGTCTTCTTCCTGCTCGATGAGCTGCCCGAGCCGCGCGAGCGCGACGCCGACGCGGTCCATCGGGATTTGGCCGCTGTCGGCTAGCCAACGGACGAACGGCGGGTGCATCATCAGGCGCGAGCTGATCGCGACGCCGGTTGGGCCGCCGATCGCCAGCAGCAGCGGCGTCGGCCCGAGGAACGGCGTGGCTGCGATAGCCCCGCCGATGCCCGTGACCTGAGCCGCAGGAAGACCGCTCGCGGCCGTGCCGCTGGAATTGTACATGCTCCGCCTGGTCTCCTGGACCCGTCCGGCGACCCGCGCGAGGCGGTCGAGCTCAGGCCGGAGCTGCGCCCAGGAGCGGTTTCCGGCCCCTCCGAACAGCGTCTCGAGGTGTCCGCTTTTCTGCATCGCGTTCCAGTTGGTCGCGAAGGTCATCGGGCTGAACACGTCGTCAGCCCCGGGCGCGAGCGTGCCTTCGATCCCGGAGGGCTTGGACGAGCCCATGCGGCGGATCGCATAGGCGCGAACCTGATTCCAGCGTCGCTCGCCGACCATCCGGCGGAGCGCGGTCGCGCGCGAGGGCGTGCCGATCGCCATGACGGAATTGATGATGTGCTCGGGCGTGGCCAGGCGCATCTCGACCGGGTCCAGGTAGTTGCGCACGCGCTCGAAATGGCCGGCCCACTGCTGCTGGGCTTGTCTCCAGGCGCGGGAGGCGGCTGGGCTCTGGAGCCGGGCGATGCCCTGCCCCATCTGGTTTGAAAGCTCGCCGTAAAGCGCCCGGTAGAGGCTCACGTCCGCGCCCGGTGCGGCGCCCGACCAGCGGGTCAACTCGCCGATGTGGGTCTTGAGCCGGCGCGCCGCCTCGAACGGGATCGAGCCGCCGCCACGTTGAATGGCGGTGGCGAGCCGTTGCGTCAGTTCCGTCAAGAACGGGTCGACCTCGCCCCACTCCTGCTGACGGATCGAGCCCTGTTGGAGGCGCTGCAGCAGCGGAGCCACGTCGACCATGACCGGCTGGTTCGCCGCGGCTATGGCTTGCGCGGCCCGCTGGTCCGCGGCCTGAGCGCTGGCCCTGGAACGGTTGAACCAGCTGTCGGCGTCGGCCCGGAGTCCCTGCCAGATCGCCTGGCCCGCGTCGGCCCCGCGCTGGGTCGGCGCGCGCGGCCCCTGCAGTTGCTCGGCCGCGCGCGCAATCCGCTCCGCCTCCGCCTGCAAGGCCGCATCGTTGGCGTCGGCGCGCTGGCGAACCGCGCCGCGCGAGCCGATCGTGTAGGAGCCCGCCCGCTCCGCGACCGCCGCCACATCGCCTGCGCCCGCGTCGGCGGCCGACGGCCTGAAATTGGGGATCTGGCCCGCGTCCTGGAGCGCAGCGCTCATCCGCCGCGGGCCTCCGCCGAGCGCGCCGCGCGCGGTCGAGGCCATCGCCGCGGGCGCGAGAGGGGCCGCCATCGAGGCCGCAGCGGCGGCCAGCTGGTTGCCGTCGGTGGCGTCCATCACGCCCTCGTAGACGAGCCCCTGGCCGGTTCCAACGGCCGCATCCGTGATCGCCCCCAGCCGCCCGACGAGCGGCCCGAACGGCGCGCCGGCGCCGGCGAACTCGGCCGCTCGCCCGACATAGCGCTCCGCCGTGGTCTGAGGGACGAGGCTCTCTTCGGACCCGTACATGCCCAGGCTGCGCCCGCCCTCGACAATGGCGCGGCCCGCGGTCGGATCCCAGCGAAGCTCGTCCGGAACGGCCTGAAGCGCGCGGTCTTGGGGCTGCCCGATAGACGGCCCGACGTTCCAACCCGGCTCCGCCATGAGCCCGCCGCCGGTGGCGATGCCCGCGTTGTGGGCCATGGCCGGAATGTCGGCCGCGAATCCGACCGTGCCCATGGCTCCGCGGTTGAACCGCTCGGCCTGGTAGCCGTAGAGCGAGCGTCCGCTCTTCTTGTTCTCCAGCTCGGCGAGGCGGCGAAGGGCTTGCAGCTCCTCTCGCGGCGTCACTGGCGGATACCGAGCTGCTGGCGAAGCTGCTGCAACTCGGCCTCTTCGTCCGCCGTGAGCGCGCCTTGGCCCGCGTCGTTTGCAGGCTGCGTCCTGCCTCCGCCGTTCAAGCCGCCGATGCCCTGCTCAAACATCTGCACGACGGCCGCGACATTCGGCGGGACATTGCCGTCCGGGTACTGTTCTCGCACCCCGCGCAACACCTGCTGGTAGATGTTCAGATAGCGGTCGCGAACCTGCGTCAGGTTGGCGTCGAGCGTGTCGGTCGCCTGCCGTGAGTCGAGGTTCGCCACCATGTTGCCGGCGACCACGAGATCGGCGTTGCTGAGCGGCGTCAGCTTGACGCCCTGCGACGCAAGCTCGGCGAGCCCGAGAAAGGCGTTGTTCGCCTTCAGCATCTCGAGCTGGGTCTCCAGCAGCGTCCGGCCGCCGCGGATGTTCGCCATCAGCCCGGTGTTCATCCAGTTGCTGGTGTCAATGGCCTGATCAGCCATTTCGATCGACTTGCCCGCGGTGTAGAGGCGCGCCGCCGGATCGCCCATGGAGCCCGTGTCGGTGTTGTTCTCCACCTCGATCGGGTGCCACTGGCCTTCCGCATCGAATTGTCCGTAGCCCAGGTCGGGATGCCGGAACGGCTCGGCGTAGCTGTCACCGGGTTGCTCCGGCGTCGCCTGTTCCGCCTCGAACTTCCGCGTCTCCAGCGCCAGCCTGTCCCGATCGCCCTGGATGCTCGCCGCCTGATAAGCCGTCATCGGCTCCGGCTCAGGCGCCCCACCACCCATCATCCCGGTCTCGGCGACCACGCTCTGCAGATACTCGTCGGTCAGCTGATCGTCCTGGATCTGGGGAAGCTGGTAGCCTTGCTCGACCATGCGAGCATGCAGGCCGTCGGCGCGCCGCCTGCGGGTCGCCATGTCCGGGGTCTTCAGTAGCTCGGTGGCGGCCCGGTTCATGACCTGGCCGATGTACTGCTGGTCCTCGCGCGAGAACTGCTGCTGCTCCCGCTGGGCGCCCTGCAAGGCGAGCACGCTGTCGAGGTCGCCGCGACCGCCCGCCTGGGTGATCGCGCCCTGATAGTCGCCGCCCGCGAGCGCCGTCGCGAGGTCCGTCTGGTAGCGCTGCGCCTCGCCCCGTTCGCGGCCCGCGCGGAAGGCCTCGCCCCAGCGGAAGGCGTTGGGGTCGATCTGCGGAAAAATCTGCTGAGCCATCAGGCGGCCTTGCCGGTCTTGAACACCTTGGCCCAATCGACCTCGCCGAGCGCGCCGGCGGCGTCGGAGATCGCATTGCCCCAGGCGTTGTTGCGATAGGCGGAGGACCAGGCGTCGGCGTTCGCCCGGTTCTGGTTCGCGCCCGAGACCATGTTCGCGTAGCTCGAGCCGGCCTGCTGGTTGCTGTTCACCGCCTGGGACCCGGGCGCGACGAGGTTCATGACGCGGGCGAACTGCCGGTCGTATTCGTTGGAGGCATAGTCCTGGTTGTACTTGATCGCGGCCTTGGCCCGGGCGCCGGAGCCGAGCGCGCCCGTGTTGGCGAACGCCGCGTCCAGCCCCCGATTGCCCTCGTTCAGACGGAACTGGTAGCCGGGCGAGGCCTGGAGCTGCTGCTCGATGCTCGTGGGCGCGGGCCGGCCCGGAGCGGGCGCGCCCGGTGCGGCGGCGGCCGGTTGCTGCGGCTGGGACGCCTGCAGGGTCGGAACCTGACGGCCCTCGAACTGGCCCCAGGTCTGATAGTGGTACTTGGCGAAGTCCTCAGGGCTTCGGCCGACCCACTCGGGGTTGACCTTGGCGCCCTCTTTCTTGCCGAACAGCGCGTTGCTCAGCTGGTGGCTGGCCGAGAACTGGTTCAGCCCGTCCGGCGTGCTGGCGTTGGCCGGCGGGCTCGCGCCCTGCGCACGGTAGTATTCCCGGAGTACGTCCGGGTTCGCCTCCATGTAGGCGTTCCAGTCGTAGCCCTGGGCGTTGGCCGCGAGCGGATTGCCCGACGGTCCCGGAACGGCCCCGGGCGTGGACTGCGGCAATCCCGCGAGCCCGAGCGCGGCGTTGAGCGCGCTGTCCCGCGCATTGATCACCGGCTGGTTCATCGCCGTGACGTAATCGAACTGGTCCTGGGCGAGCCTCAGGTCGCCGGCGGACGCCGAGCTCTGCGCGTTCGCCACGTCGTCGGCCGCATTCGCGGATAGGGCTCCGCCCAGGAGCGAGGCGCCCGCCCCGATGAGCGCCCCCCAGAAGCGGCCCTCCCGGCCCATGCGGGAGCCGTCGCCGAAGTCGTAGCCGCCGTAGCCGGATCGTGCGCGTTTCATGACCTATGCCTCGTTCGATCCGATGGTGAGCGTGCTCGTCGCCGTGGGCAGCGCCGAGCCCGTGATGCTTTCGATCTCCAGGCGAAACACCCGCGTGTCCGTGTCCGTGTCCGGATCGGTGTAGGTGTCCGCGAACGTCTCCGTCTCGATCCAGGAGTCCGCGAACGGGTTGTGCGGCCCGGCCGGGACGTAGACCCTGGTCCCGGTCGAGGTCGGACTGTCGACCAGCACCTCGCCGGCGCTCGCCTTGTCCCGATAGAGCCGATACTGCGTAGTCCAGGTCCCGGCCGGGCCGGGCGACGTGTCGCTGACCTGATAGAGGCTGTTGCCCATGGTCACGACGATGGTCCCGCCCGCGCTCGGGTGGGTGATCGTCACGTCCGTTCCCTCGGTCGCGGCCGAATCCTGGTCCGCGAAATTGAGCCCCGTGCTGCCCGAGCCGCCCTCCTGGAGCGCGCCGCCGACCACGGCCCGGTAGTAGTAGGCGTTCGTGGTCGCGCACGAGCTGAACGAAGGGGCGATGTCCGGGCCGATCCACTCGAAAAACGCCGTGCCGCCCGCGCCCTCCCAGGCGCCCCAGACGTGCATGAACCCGAACGCCTGCACCGCCATCAGCCCTTGGCTTTGCAGGATCTTGATGTTCGACCCGACGTAGAGGTCGTAGACCACCGTCACATTGCCCGTGTCCGGGTCGATCTGGATGACGGTCACGCCCTCCTGGGTGTTGGGGTTCAACACCTTGAGGACGGGCGCGATGAACTGCTCCTGGCCGTCTATGAGCCGCTGGATGCGCGAGCCCGAGAGGTTCGGGTTCCCGTTCGGCAGGTTGGCGATGCCCAGGCCTTCGAGGAAGTCGCCCAGCCCGGGATAGTCCGCGTTCAGCTTGTGGCGCGTGCCGCTCCACTGCGGCGGCAGGGCGAAGGCGCGCCGCACCATCTCAGGGCTGGCCCACGTTCACGTCTGCGCCCCAGGGGGTGAAGTCGACCGGATCGGAGAGCGCATGCCGCACGATCCGGTATGGAGCCCGCGCCCGGCCCATCCGCCTGGCCGTCGGCATGATCCCGTGCTCGCCGATCCGCCCGAGCGAAAGCCGCCGCTCGCCCGACCACGTATTCCCCCGATCGTCGGACCACTTGAGCATGAGCTGCGGGTCGGTCCCCTGGCCGATCCCGTCCAGGCCGACGCCCACCTTGCCCCGGAGCGTGTAGTCGTCGATCGGCGGGCGGCCGGAGCCCACCGCGATCACCGTGTCCCACTCGCGAACCATCGGCAGAGGCCCGTCCATGATCGCGTTCGGGGTGAGCTCGAAAAGCCCGCCCGCCGGGATCTCCGCGGTCTGTTCGTCCCAGGCGATCGGCGTGCCGTCGTCCCAGGCCATGGCCGCGCCGTCGTCCCACGCCAGCCAGATCTCCGCCGGCGGGATCGGCCCGATGGTGTCGGTGACCCGGCCCTGGACGTAGTTCCGGCCGAACGCCTGGACGATGCTCCGGGGCCGCCAGTAGGTCTCCCCGTAGGTGCGGCGGCGGTGCCAGAGCTGGCTCTGGCAGTCGTAGACGGCCGTGCCGTAGCCGGGGATGTCGTAGGCCACGAATGTGTGCCCACGCTCGACCCAGGACTTCGCCTCGACGGTAGCCGCCTCCGCGTCGGTCAGAGCCCGGAGCGCCTCCTCGATCTCGTTCGTGGAGATGCGCACGGCCCCGCCCTGGAGCCGCATGATCATGCGCCGGTTGCTGAGGAAGAACGGGGTCCCGTCCGCGACCAGCGCCGCGTCGCGCCCGATCACGCCCTCGGGGATCTGGCTTGCCCCGATCGCCTGGAACGGGAGCGCCTCCTCGCCCGTGGGGACGAATTCCTCGATCGTAGCCCGGCCTCCGACGAGCAGTCGCTCGTTCGTGACCAGCAGCCACACGGCCGTGTCCGGACTCTCCTCCGCGGTTGAGAAGTCGAGCGCATCCCAGGCCGTCCAGTCGGTCAGCGCCCAGACGAGTCGTCCGCTCCCGGCTTCGATCCCGATCAGGTAGTCGTTCAGGTAGGCGATATCCGCGAGATCCACGAGGTCCGCGTCGACCACCTCCGACACGGTCCCGGCGCTCACGTCGTAGATCCATAGCGCGCCGGCCGTGAGGATCGCCACGTCCGCCTCGTTCGCGGCCCACTTCACAGGCCTGTCGTCGTTCGGCAGGTCGTCCGTGAGCGTGGTAACGGACCCGTCCGCGGCGAACGCCAGCAGCGTCCCTCCCCACATGCCCAGGTGCTTGTTTCCGGCCGCGCCCGGCACGTAGAACTGGCCTCGCCCCGAGAGCGAGCCCGCAACACCCGTCGCATAGACCGCCTCGAGCCCGTCCGCCCTGACCATGGCGTTTTGAAAGCCGGTGTCGTCAGGCAGCGGCTCGGGATAGCAGTTGACCGCGCGGAAGCCGATGCCGAGCGTGTCGTACTGTTGGGGCGAGAACCCGAGTCGCATGTCAGCGGGCGCGCCGCGCCCAGAGCACGCCGTGGGTCGTGAGCGTGCTGGTCGCGAACACGCCCTGAGCCACCAGATAAACCGTCGTGGTGGCGGCCAGCGACAGGCGGATCGTCGGGACCGTGAACTTGTTGTCCGTCCCGGTCGTGAACGTCAGGTTGAGCACCGTGCCCTCGACGCCCATCGTCGCGGACGCGGTGTTGATCGAGCCGCCAAGCGTGCTCATGGTCGTGGTTCCGGCGGCGTCAAACCCGACGTTGCCGCCTACGTCCCAATCGCCGGCCGTCAGCGAGATCGAGGTCACGTTCGCCGCGTTCGGGCTGGTCAGGCTGACGCCAGACGCCTTCGCGACCGTGCTGGAGACATACTCTCCTTTCTGGCCGGTCGAGGCGTTGTCGTTCGTCGCCGTGCCCGTCTCGACGTAGGTCTTGATGCTGCTTCCTGAGTTGTAGCCGCTCACCCCTGCTTTGCTCGCAGGAAAGCGGTCTGTCGCCTCGGTGCTCGCGTGCGCCCCGGCTCCGGAAATGGTGGTTGTGCTCATCCTAGCTGTCCCACGCTATGAAATTGTCGTCGTCCCAGGCCATTTGCGCCGCATCGTCCCAGAGCAGCTCGTTGTCCGGCGAGACGACCGCGCCGTATCGATTCTCGCCGGTCAGGGAGATTTGAAGCCCCATGCTCATCGGCATCAGTAGAGCGCCTTCACGTTCGCGACTCCGCCGGAGTTCGCGACGCTCGCCACCGCGAACGGCAGCAGCGCTCCGTTCGCCACGTTGGCGAACGCCGTGGTCGTGCCGTCGGCCCAGGTGACCGTCAGCGTCCCGCCGGTGCCGACCCACAGCCCCCGGCAGACGCCGGTCAGGGCGGTCCCGAGCGTCACATCGACGCCGCGTGTCGCGGGCCGATCCGGGTTCATGTCCGACATCAGAAGTACTCCGTTCTCATGGGCTCGCCCGTGGCGGGCCGCGAGGTCATCCTGCGAAGCTCATGCAGGGCCGCCATCTGCAACGATGCATAGGACGCCCACTCGTTCTGGGGGACGGCGTCGACCGAACCGACGCCCGCCGAATAGCGCGCAACCTGCTCGAACACCGCGTCAGGGATCGCGGTCAGAGACCAGTAGGCGATCTCTTTCTCTTCGAGCTCGGCCTGGGCCGTCTCCACGGCGGTGGTCGCCATGACCGATTCCTCGGCGGAGGCCGTTTGACCGTCCCCGTCGACCTTCCACAGCCTGAGAACGCGCGCCTCAAGCTGCGCTTGCGTCTTGGCCATCGAGATAATCCGCGACCTGCTGCTGCAGGGTTTCGAGCTTCATCCGCCCATCGAGCTTCAGATCCAGCTTCGTCGCCGCCCAAGCCACCAGCCCCTCCTTGGAGAAGGTTCGCCAATCGGGCTCGGGAGCAGATGCAGCAGGCCCCGCTTCGGCGAGAAGCGCATGGGCCTCCGCCAGCTGAGCCTCGAGGTCTGCGACCCGCCCCTTGAGGGCGGCGATCTCCGCGTCTCGCGGGTCGGCGCCGCGAAAGGGCTCCGCCTGGGCCGCCGGAGTTGCCCCGTTCGCCGCCCGGAAATGGCTGTTGCCCGAGAGCTTGCGGGCGATCTTCTCGTCCGTCACCTCGACCGGCTGGTTTCTCGGAAACCGGAGCCCGTAGGCGTCCAGGTGCATGGCCATGTCGTGGGGATCGCGCGGATCGCCGATGAAGATGAACGCGGTCATGCCGCCTCCGTTTGTGGTGGTCGATAAGATGCCGCGACGGCGGCGCGAAGCTCGTGGGCGAGGGCATCCATGCGCTCGGCGCTCAACCCGCCCGGATAGGGTCGCGCCAGCGGACAGCGCGTCGTCAGCCCGAGAAACCGCTCATGGCCGCGATCGTGACGAACGCCGCCCCAGAACGAGGCGCACCAGGCCTCCAGCGAAACTTGCGGAGCCCGATTGACGCCCTTGGCCGTGTCGGAAAGCTCGATGTAGCCCACCCCGTCCTCCGGGGCCGGACAATAGGGCTCCACATCGTCCGGGATGAAGTGCGGCAGCAGCCCGTCGATCGTGCTGTAGAGCCGGTCCAGGCGCGCGCGCGCTACAACCTCGGGCGCGAGGTAGGAGATCGCCATGTATGGCGACACGATGCGCGCCTCGTGCTCGCCGCGCATCAGCGCGAACAGCTGCCCGCCGGGCCAGCCTGTTCCGTCCACCAGCGTCGGCTCCGCCTGCGGATGAAGATGATCGAGGGCGAGGCTGTAAAGCTCCGCCGGCGGGAGAGCGCAGCCGCGCGCCTCCAGCCGCGGACCGACATCTTCGAGACGGCCCGAGATATTCGCCTGCACGATGGCGCGCCGGCCGCCGCATGCCAGCCGGTGCAGCCCGGCGAAATAGCCCTGCGCATACACATGATCCGGCATGAGCAGGTGATAGCCGCAGCCGCGAAATCGCGCCTCGTGGATGTGGGCATGATGCGCCGCGCTGATCAGCCAATACTTGTTCTGAGGATGATCCGGCAGACGCCCGACCAGAGGCTGCGGGATGACATGGATATCCACGTCTGCGACCGCGCGCAGCGCAGTCAGGCCCACGGCCAGCCGCGACTCGCTCTCATGGTCCGTGTGGATCACCAGCAACGGGCGCTCGAACAGGTCGCCCAGGTTGCCGGACGCCAGCAGCGAGCGGACGCCGAGCGACAGGAACCGCTCGACGTAGCGGCCCCAGACGACGCAGCCGAGCAAGAGCCGCCGCGGGCGATGAGACAAGCCCGCGGCGGCCTTGTGCGCTCGCGTCAGCTCCACCTGGAGCCAGACATCGAGCCCGCCGATGAACCTCGCCATGGACGGCGAGAGCATCGCGTCAGTTCCCGTAGGTCGACACGTCGAACGGCACGAAGTAGGCCACGATCATGGCCTCCCCCGCCGACGGCGTGTGAGTCGCATGCACCGTCAGCGTCAGGTCGGCCGCCGACTCGATGTAGGCGTCCGCGTCGTCCTGCAGCGTCGGGCGCGTGATGCCCTGGGCCACGGACGACGACAGACTCACCCCGTCCACGATGCCGTCCGTGTCGTCGGTCGTCGAGTCGACGTAGTTCGGCCCGAGATCGAACGACACGGTTCCGTCGAAATCGGTCTTCTTGATCACGACGACATCCACCACCGCGCCCGGCTCCACCCGGCCCAGCACGAAGGTGGTGCTGCCGGAGGGCGTCAGATCCGCATAGGTGAACTTCTTCGCATACGGCTGAATCCCGCGCATGTAGTCGAGCTGCGCGGTCTTCGCCGTATGCCTGGAAACAGTTCCGCCGAGAGGCATGGCTAGCCCTCCTCTTACGCGTCAGCCGGCGCAGCGACGTAGCCCGTCACCAAGCCGTGCTGTTTGGGGTTGTTGCGCTCGCTCGTCGCGCTGAGCGCCGTGCCGAAGGCCAACTTCTCCACGCCATAGATCGCGCGGATCGCGTTGCCCTTCAGCTCGCCGTAGTCGTCCTCGGCGCGCTTCCGATAAGCATAGCGCGAGGACCATGCCCAGCCGAGGCACTGCGCCCCGCAGAGGTAGACCGGCTCCACGTCGACCGTCCCGCCGGAGCCCACGTCCTCGTACACGGGGATGTGCTCGATCTCCTTGATGATCATGTTGTCCCAAAGGAGATCGCCGCCCTTGAACAGGCGCTCGTTCTCCATCTGCAACGACACTTCGCGCTGGGCCTGCTGGATCGCCGTGTTGTTGCGCAGGTCGCGGAAGCCGCGGCTACCCATGTAGACGATGTACATGTCCCGGCCGTTCGACTCGCTCCGGATGGGTCGGATGCGAGGGTCAGCGGCCTTCGCCATGCGCTTCATCTTGGACAGCATCGCGGGCGTCGCGAGGTCGTCCGTGTTGTTGATGTTCGCCAGCGACGCGCTGTGGTCGGTGCCCGACCTGTTCGCCAGATCGGCGCCGAACAGGATGCGGTCGAGGTTGTTGCTCAGCCACGCGTCCTTCACCGTCTCGGTCGCGCCCGCGTCGGTGTAGTAGAATTGGCTGTTGTTGTCGGAGAACACGGCGCCCAGCGCGCCGATGATCATGCCCTCGACATCCTCGTTCGACCACTGCTTGAGGCCCGCCTTCGCCGCGTCGAGCAGGGAGACGGCCGAGTATTGGTCGTCCACGTCCTCGAACACGACGCCGTTGCGCCGCAGCCCCACCGCGACCATCTGGGATCGCGTGTAGAGCGTCTCTTCGTTGTTGACCAGGGTCTGGCCGTTGGTCTTGGCCGCGCCCTTCAGCCGATTCGCCAGCGCGAAGGTGATCCACTTGCCCTTCTTGTTGGACAAGTCCTCCTTCACCTGGATGATCGAGCTTTCGTCCGTGCCCATCTCTCCCTTGAAGCGGTTGGAGGCGATGGACTCGACGTAAAACTTGTCCTCCCACTGCTGTACTGTTAGGCCCGATGCAACCGTCGTCGTCGACACGGTTGGTCCTCCTCTGTCTGGCCCGGCCGTCCCTCACGGGGATCGAGCCGGGCGCTGAGCTGAGCGGCGTCTCTCGACGCGGCGGTTCCAGGTTCAAGGCTTAGCGAAGTGCGTCCTTGAGGCTCGTCGGTCCCGTCCAGTTCGCGCCCGTCCGCGTCCCCACATTGGGGGCCGATGACAGGTCCGTCGGGATGTTGACCGGCGGTTTCTGCTTCTGCTGCTGGGGCGGCGCGTTCCGCATCGCTTCCAGCCTTGCCGCGACCTGGGCTTCGATGTAGGCGTCGGGGTCTCCCCCGAGCTTCTCGTAGGCCAGCTCGCGCTTGTGCCACCGCACCACGTCGCCCACCGGGTCGGCCGACCCGACGAACTGAGCGCGCAGATATGGATTGCGCGCCGCGGCTTCCTGATAGGCCCTGCCAGCGGCGTTGATCGCGTCCCGGCCGAACTCCCGGAGCGCATTCGCCTCCGAGATCTTGACCTTGACATCCATCTCCATGTCCGCCAGCCGCTGCTCCAGCACCGGGTGCAACCGCTGTTGTTGCGGTTGCTGGGCCGGCCTCTGGGGCTGCTGCTGGTATTGCGGAGGCTGTCTGGCCGCGGCCTCCATCGCCGCGATCCTCTCTCGAAGAGCCTTGGCCTCCTGGGCGTCCTTGGAGAGCGTGTCACGCTCTTTCGCCCACTCGGCCTGCGCCTTCTCGAGCTCCTTCCTCTTGGACTTTTCGCTCTTGTAGGACGCGTACGGCACATGGTCTGCGAAACGGCCCGTCTTCGGGTCGCGCGGTCGGTCGACATCCTCGGCTTCCGCCTGGGGCTCGGGCGTCTCTCCGCCCTCAGGCTTGGCTTCGGTCTCCGCCGGCGGCTCTGCGGACTCAGGGGGAGCGCCCCCGCCGTCGTCCGCCTTCGCCATCGTCGGCTCGGCCTTCTGCGCTTCCTTCAACGCGTCTTCCAGACTGGTCGCCATGTCGTCCTCGCTCTTGCCCGTTCACCGCGCCGGCATCGCGCCTCTGCCCTTCGGAGTCGGCATCACTCGTTGCCCGTCACAGCCGGCATCGCTGTCTCGTCAGGCTGAGGCCCGCGCCGGCGCTGGCCGGTCGGCGTCCTTCTTCGCCTTGTAGGTGTCGGCGCCGAGCTTCACGATCTCGGCCTCCGTTTTCCTGATGTCCGCGACCTGCTGCATGCGGTCGAGCGGGGTCTGAACCTCTTGCGCGGCTTGCGCCTGGATGCGGGCCTTCTCCAGCTCGATCGGGCCGGCCATCCGCGCCTTCATCACGTCGCCCTGAGCCTTCGCCTGAGCCACCGCCTGCGCCTTCTGCGCTTCGGCCTGGGCCTCCATCTGCATCTGCTGCTGCGCAGCCTGCATCGCCGCCTGGGCCTGCTGCACCTGGGCCTGTTCGGCCTTGTCGATATACGCCAACAGCCGCCGCTTCTTGGTCGGCCGGATCGAGGGGATGCTCTCGACGAACAGGCGCGCGATGTCCGACTGCCCGTTCATCACCGCTTCCATGATCTGCGGCGAAATCTGCGCCAGCGCCATGAACTCCTCACCCTCCGGCAGCACCACCTTGGGCGCCGGCTCGATGATGATGTCCATGTCCATTTCCGCGACGTTGTTCTCGACGCCCGCCTGGAACCCGAACTCGTTCATCACGGGCGTGTTGAGCCCGATCCAGCGCACCGCGTCCTCGTCGTCGGTCACGCGGATCGTCGTTTCCTCCGTCCAGTGCTGCTGAATGAACAGCCAGGTCTTGCGGTAGGTCTCCTCGTCCATCGAATCAAGCTGGTCGGTCAGGTCGCCGGCCTCGATCATGCCGCCCTGCTGCTGCGCGATAATCGCGCGGCCGGACTGGTCGCGGCTGTCCTTGCCCTGCATCGACGCGTTAGGCCCGAGCACCTCGAGCTCGGCCTGGGAGATTTCGAGCATGCGCGTCTGGGCCGCGCCCAGCTCGATGTTGTCGATCAGCTCGAACTTGCTGTCGGCGCCCACGTCCTGCAGCTCGATCACGAAATCGGGCTTGGCCAGCTCGCGGCGCACCGCCTCCGCGTCGGGCACGCTGCCCTTGGTGAGGATCATGCCGCGCGTGTTCAGCAGGTGAAGCGACTTGGACCGCCGCTTGTTGTACTCGTCCTGCGGGTCGATCAGATCCCGCATCGGCCCGTAGCGGGCGTTACTCTCGCCCTCGACGTAGGCCGAACGCCAGACGTAAGGGTGCGTCGGGCGGCCCTGCTCGTCCCTGAGCCAGGCCTCCGCCGGCTCCCGGAGATCGCCCGCGCGCGTGAACTCGTAGACGTACCAGCCCTCGGCCTCTCGGCAGTACATCTGCACCACGCGCACGCGCTGGCGGCCGCGGTCGCCCCAGAGCTTCCAGCGCGGCTTGTCGTCAAACGTGTCGGCGTGGGTGTTGTGGGACATCGTCGACTCGACGATGTCCTCCGCCTCCGGCCCGTAGAGCGCCAGCGCCTGCTTCTTGTCCATCCAGAGTACTTCGCCCAGGTAGGACGCGTCAGAGAAGTCGTCCTCCTCGCTGTGCGGGTCGCGGAACATGCGGTCCCAGCGCACGCACTTGTACTCCAGCTCCATGCGGTCGCGGCCCGGGCGCGGGTGCAGCTTGATCCCGCCCATCCCCTCGATCGTGATGTTGTCCCAGGCGCGCTTGCGGGCGTGCGCGTATTTGCCGGCCTGCACCTGGTAGCGGAGGCATTGGGTCGCCGCGTCCGCCGACATCTCGTCCGCGTGCATGTTCCGAGGGTAGGCCTTCGGGTCGGAGAGGTTGTTCCGCTCCATGCCCTTGTAGAAATTGATCTTGGCGCGGCACTTGTTGATGATCACCGGCGGTTGGCCGCGTTTCTTCAGCGCCTGGATCTCCGCATCCGTCAGCTGGGCGCCGTCGTAGTAGCGACGATAGCGCTCGCCGTTCTGACGTTCGGCGTAGGTCGTCTCTTCGCTCGACTCGAAGTACTCGATCCGGGTCGCGAGGTCGGCGGCCATTAGATGCTGTGCTCGTCCTCGAAGATGTCGCCGGGCTTGGCGCGAGGGTCGTCGCCGTAGTCGCGGCCAAGTGTCGGCGCCTTTGCCGTCGGCTGCAGCCCGCACACCCACTCATAAGCCGCCTTCGCCTCGTGCAGAACACCGCCGGCCAGCTCCAGGCACTTCAGCTTCACTTCCTCTTCATGGGTCATTGGGTTTTCCAGTTGCTGGTTTCTTCCGGCTCTTCGTACGGGTCGCGCTTCGGCCTGTCACCGCCCTTCTGCGTCGGGGTCCAGGGACGGCTCATGCAGGCGTAGCGCCAGTCGTCCGCCGCGTGGTCCTCGGCGTCCGTGTCCAGATCCTCGAGCTTGTCGGGATCGTGCGGCAGGTTCGGGATGGTCCGAATGCTGTGCTGACAGGTCGCGAAGCAGGCGATCATCGGGCGGCCGTCCTCATCCCCGGTCAGGCGCGTGCGCATCTGGTTCCAGCCCGAGATCGGCCCGCCCTTCTGCACCCGCTTGTTATCCGCCTGCCGCCAGTAGACGCCCGCCTGGATCATCTGCTCGCCGATCGACGGCCCGCCCTGCGTCTGGAAGATGGACGGGTCCGCCACCCCGTAGGCGATCACCTCGCCCGCCTCGCGCTCCTTGATGCCCGTCGCAATGCGCTCGGCGTCGAGCCTGATCCCGACGTTCGGCTTCGTCGCGCCGGTCCAGTCTCGATCTACCCCATACCACTCCCGGTATCGGATCAGGGCGCCGCGCGGCAGGACGACCGAGTCGCCCTGAGCGTTCCTGCACCAATGATCGTCCGCTACGACCGCCCACCAGCCTACCGAGAACGGGCTGGCGTAGCCGTGGTCGTAGCTCCGGAACCTGAGCCACGACTGCGGGACATCGAACGGCTCCAGGATGTGACGCGCTGCAGACCAGTTGTCGAAGAACGCCCCTTCGATCGCATTCCAGTCGCCTTCGAGCCACGCTCGAACCAATGCGGCGGAGCCGACCAGATAAAGCCGGTTCACGTAGTCCGGGTCGCGAGAGAGCAACGCCCGATTCTGCGTCACCTTGCTCGGAATGTAGCAGCGCGTGTGGATCGCTCCGTTGGGCAGCGTCACCCGCAAAATCTTCATTCCCGCAGGCCAAGGCGTCACGAACCGCTCTCGCAGCCATGATTGCCCCGGCCCTCCCGGATTGGCGGTCATTCCGAGAAAGCCGTCCGCGTCGCCCCGGATCGCCCCCCATAGCCGATCGATCGGCGCCGGGTCAGGGTAGTTGCCCGCCTCCTCAATGTCGGCGTCCGACAGGTTCTGTCCCTGATACTTCGCAGCGTCCGCGATGCTCTCGAGCGGGCGAAACCGCAGGCGAGCTCCACTCTGGAAAATAAACTGCGATTTCACCTTGTTGAAGCTCGCGCCCATCGGGCGGTACATCTCCTGAGCCCGGTCGAGCATGTCGTCGGACTGCGGCATCTCCTGCCGGAAGATGATCGAGTTCATGCGCCGGCCGAGGCGCTTTTGCCGAATGGCCCGGCGTCCGAGCACGCCGTCCGTCTTGCCCCCGCCGCGCGTCCCGCCGAACAGGACCTCGCGCGCCGGGCACCTAATGAGAAGTTGCTGAGGCCCCGGCTGCGGCGCCCAGAGCAGCTGCTGCATTTTCCCACTCTTCGTCGGTCAACGCCTGATCGGTGATCACGTACGTCGTGTTGTCTTCCAACTCGACGGTCTGCTTGGGCAGACCCCATGCGCGAGAGAGAAGCGCCTCGGCGGCTCGCACTGAGGCGGACGGCTCTTCGGAGCGCATCCACTTCGCCAGCGTCTCGATCGCTTCGGCTGTGTGCGCCTTCGCCGCCTCCATCAGCTCGGGAGGCAGCTTCTTCGGCCGACCCTTGGGATTGCCGCTCTGCCCTGGCTTGAAGGTTGTAGATCGAACGCCGCCTTTGCCTGCCATCGTCTGCTCAAATCCTGTTTTTCAGGGTATCAGGCGCACTCGCCATAGTCGCTGTCCCAGGTCCCGTTGGTCTGCTTGGTGTAGATCATCAGCTCTTTGATGAGGCCGGCGTCGGTCACGATCTGAAGCTTGGCGTAGCCCGAGCCCTGAAAGGCGGAGAGGGTCAGGGTCACCGTGGTGTTGTCGCTCTCGACTTCAGCGGTCGCCCCGCAGCCAAGGGTCGCGACGGCCGCCGTATCGATCGTGTCGGATCCGAGCCATGGGCTCCAGTCTATGGTGTAGGTGAGGGACTCGTCCTCGTTCTGGGCGGCAAGGAAACGCTGGCGATGCTGGCTGATGCCTCGAACGACGAAGCGGCCGTTCTCGAGGGCCTTAACGGTGCGGTCGGTCATTTCCGCCTCAGCCCTGCGACGGCGTCCGCCAGCGGGAGCACGATGGCAAGGCTCGCGGCGATGATCCCGATGTTGGCGACGATGGGGTTGAGCCCGGCGGGCATCCAGTCGATCCGAGGGGCGAGGTGGAGGAACAGGGCGCAGGCCAAGGCGATCGGGAGGCCGGGCGCCTTGAGCAGGTCGGAGAGGTTCATGTCTTCCAGTCCGGATCGAGGGGCTTGCCCCACTTGGCTCGCCATGAGCGCTTGAGACGGCGCTGGCAGGCGCTCGCGCGCTGGAGGATCAGGTCGGCGAACAGGCCCAGGGCGAGGCCGGCGGCTCCGAAGCTCCAGCACATCAGGTCGGGGGCGTGGGCCCAGGAGAGCCAGGCGCTCACGTCGGGTTCTCGCTGTCTTCCGAGGCTCGGAACGGGGGCCTGTGGTCGGGCTCGATGATCGTCTTAATCACCAGTCGGATCACGGCGAAGAGGGCGAAGCTCACTGTCACGGCGCAGAGGAAGTCGCCGAGCTGGAAGCCGTTCATAGAGGCCAGCGCTTGTGGCGCCACTTGTCGGCATGCGCCGAGCCATATCCCGACGCAAAGCCAAGGATTAGGATTAAGACGCTTCTGCTTAGGGGATCATGCAACGCCTGCAGGGCGATGAAGCCGGTGCTGATGACTCCGCCGAAGAAGATGACCCCAAACATGGCGATCCAGAAACGCGCGCAAAGGCTCACGACCCCCACCCCCTGAGCCCCGCGAGATAGGCCGCGTCCGCGAGGCGCTGAGCGAGGGCCGCGAGCGTGCAGAGGCCGATGAGGGCCAGAGCAGAGAGGGCCACCAGCCGGGCTCTGAGCGCGTCCCTGGACACGGTCTCGGGGATGAGGTGGAGGAGGCCGCGGCGGATCACTGCGGCGCTCGTTCGCCGTGCTCGAGGAAGTGCTTCGTCGCAGCGTCGCTTTCGCGCGTCCGAAATCCACAGGTGCACGTAAATTCGCTCGTCGCGAAGTCCATGCCAAGCTCGAAAACCTCGTCCATCACCCTTCTCCGTAAGGCCAGGTCGGGCGAGAGAAGCGGAGGGCGCGGGCAGGGATGGCGTCCTTCATGTCGCCGCCGCGGGCGCCGCCGTATCCCACGACACGCCAGATAGAGCCGTCCGGGAAGACCATCTCCGTCCCGATTTCGAGGGGTTCGGCGGGCGTCCACGTCTGCATCGTCTCTCTCCTGAGGGCAGCGGGCCGGAGGCCGGGGAGAGTCTGGCTCCCGGCCCGCTCTTACGCGCTGGGGGCGTTACGCGCGTAGTCTGGGCGAGGCCGCCGCCCCGGGTGGAGCAGCGCTTCCACGCCGCCGGCCGACATAAGCTCTATGCGGCGCGCGCGTCCGGCCGCATCTTATCGCTGGAATGCCCGAAATTCGCCAAACCGCCAAGGGCCAGTTTCTCTCTGTCCACAGACTGTTGCACGAACAGCGCACGAGCCATGAGGCTGCGGTGCCAGACGCGGAACCATTCGTCGGAGCGGTTGATCCGGTGGGGCGGCCCGCGCATCGCGTCGGCCACCGCCCGCCAGCTCATGCGGCGCCCGCCGAGCTGGGACCAGAGCCACTCCTGCCGGGCTCGCTTGTAGAGCGCCGACCACTCCCACTTGTCCAGCTTTGCGAGGCCGTCGGCGGGGCGCGCCGCGAGCAGGGCCATGGCATGGGGCATGTCGTCGTTCTGCTCGCCGGTCGGGACGAACGACGGAGCCCGCCCCTCAGAGCGGAGCGAGCCGCGCCAGTCGCCTTCCTCCAGGTCCTCCAGCTCGTACAAGTGCCGGGGCATCGCCGATCCCGGCGGGCGGGGGCCGACCTTGCACTGCCAGTTGGCCGTGAGCACGGCGGCGTGGATGCGCTCGCGGACGATCTCGATGGTCTGCATGTCCCCTCCCCGGGCCTACAGACTCCACCAGAACGCGAGCACAAGCAACCAGAAGGCCGCGGATTTCATGGGGTTGTCCCCTCGTCCTGGGGCATGGGGATCCAGTAGGCCTTGTCCGACACGCCGAGCGGCTTGGGCTTGGCTCCCCGCCAGTCGACCCGCGGCATCCTGATCATGCGCAGGTAAAGCCCGCGCCGGCGCAGCGCCTTCACGAACGGCTTGGAAAGCGTGGACTGGTGCTCGGCGTCCATCAGGTCGAGAATCTGGCGCTGGCGCGAGGTGAGGGCGTCAGGCATGGACCGGCCGTCGGAAAAGGCTGCGGCGGAGGTCGTAAAGCTCGGCGGAGCTGCGGACTTCGAGAACCCGGATCGTTCCCCGGCAGTAGGATCCGCGGAAAAAGATGTCGCGGAGGGCGAGGAGCCGTCTGGCCTTTCGAGCGCCGACCCGGGATTTGAGCCTTTCAAACCTCCAGATCGGATCGCTTCGCAGCAGCCGGCGCGCGTCCTCCCGCTGCGCCCGTACCGTCGCCATGATCCGGCGGCAGCGCAAGCGAAGGTCGGCCATGACCGTCTGCGCGGCTCCGCCGTCGGCCTCACGTTTGGCGACACGTTCGCAGGCATACATCACGGTCGTGTGATCCAGCCCGCCGAACTTCTTGCCGATCCGCGGAAAGGACAGTTCCGGCAACAGCTCACGACACAAGGCCATGGCCTCCTGTCTGGCGTAAACGATCTCTCGCGTTCGCCGCCTCGACAGCATCAGCTCCACCGACATCCCATGATAGTCCGCCACCGTCTCCTGAATGGCCCGCACCACATCCATCATGCTGCACTCCCCTGAAAAAGATCGGGTTTCTCGTACTTCGCCCGGATGTGAGCCGGGGCTTGCGACTTGGGCGGCCAGTTCTGGGACCAGCTGCCGCATTGGAAGGCCTTCTCCCACCAATCGTCGGGCTTGCCGGCGCCCGGCGCGTCGGTCGGATCGTCCTCCAGCCACGGCTCGTAGCGGCGAGCCTGGACCCATCGATGGATCGCAGGCTGGCCGCGGTCGGCGAGCACATCCGGGTCCTCCGCCACGTAGCGCTTGAGCGCGGCGAGCATCTTCTCGGCAGGCGTGTCGCGGACCGCGACCTTCAGCGCCTTCCCGAGCTCGGCCCTTGAGGACCGCTGACGCATCGCCTTGGTGGAAGCTTTCCAGATCGCCTCTTCGCCCGATCCGACAGGTACTGAGGGTTCTAAGTGAGGGTTAATCCTTATTGGGGGTGCAGGGGGTATGTCGTTTTTGTCCGGGGTCCCTGTCGTTTTTGTCCGGGCGGACACATTGTCCGGGCGGACTCTGTGTCCGGGGTGTCCGGACTCTGTGTCCGGGGTCTGGGAGGACTTCATGTCCGGGGTGATCCCCGCGCCGATGGTGTAGCGGCTACGGCGGCCGGGGCGGTTTTCGGTGTAGACGACGCCCTGGTCCTCCAGCTCGCGGAGGTGGCGGCGGACGGAACGCTCGCACAGCTCGGTCTCAGCCGCGATCAGGGCGAGGGACGGGAAGCAGGACCATTGCTCGTCGGCCCGGTCAGCCAGCGACATGAGCACGGCTTTTCGCCCCGGGCAGCCAGTCAGGATCTTCCGAGCCCAGTTCATGGCTTCGATGCTCATTCACCCCTCCCGTCGTTCGCCGCCCAAAACCTGTTCGTGCTGGGGTCGAGCAGGATCTCGACCGCGCGTCCGCCGTCGCCCTCCCGGTTCTTGCCCAGGATCACCTCGAGCTTGCGGGAGAACTCCAGCCGCATCCGCTCGCTCGGGTCGTCTTCGTGCTTGGCGTAGACGCTCTCGCGGTAGAGCAGCCAGATCTTGTCGGCGTTCTGCTCAACCGCGCCCGAGTCCCGGAGCATCCACACCGCCGGCCGCCGGTCGGACTGTTTCTCCGCCTCCCGGTTGATCTGCCAGAGGCAAAGCATGGGAATGTCGTTGTCCTTTACCCCGTCCAGAAGCTCGTTGACCGATCCGGTCGATTCCTCGTGCCGAGCCCGGTAGCCCGGCAGCTTGAGCAGGCCCCCGTGGTCGAGCACGACGAGCCCCAGGCCGCGTTTGGCGCAGAGCGACGACCGCGCAAACCGCCGGGCCAGCTGGATCGCCCCAGAAGCCGTCAGGGCGCGCTTGTTCACGTAGGTGAGGGGGATGTCCCGGTCGGCGGCCGCGGCCGCGCGCACGCGCTCGTATTCGTCGTCCTGCATGGTTCCGCGACGGATCTGCCGGTGGATCACGTCGGCGGCCGCCCCCAGCCCACGGTTGGCGAGCCGGTCGGGGCGCATCTCGAGGGTGATGTAGAGCACCGCCCGGCCCTGCCGCGCGACCCGGCGGGCGTACTCGTGGCCGAACGCGCTCTTGCCCATGCCGGTCCGGCCGGCGCAAATCACCAGCTCGCCCGGCTCGATCCCGTCGGTCGCCTCGTCGAGCGCGTCGATCCCGAAATAGCTGGCGGTGGGCGAGCGCCCATCGCCCCGTTGGGCGGCGGCCGCGGACACGGTCAGGGCCTCAGTCACCGCCTCGCCGTAGGTCGTGAACACGGCGCTGTTGCTGGTGGCCGCCGCCAGCTCGCTCTCAAGCCAGTCCCGGAGATCGGCCGCCTTCGTGCTGGTGTCCTTGCACTCCCGGATCAGGCGCTCGGCCAATGAGGTGAGCCGCCGCCGCTCGGCCAGCTCGGCGATGTGCCGGGCGTAGTCGACCGCCCCCTGGATCGAGCAGGCGCCCACCGACAGCTCGAGCAGGTAGCGCTTGCCGCCGAGCGCGGCGAGGCCCTTGTCGACCTCCGCCATCGGCGCCAGCGTCAGCGCGTCGCCGCGGCCGCCCTCCGCCAGAGAGGCGAGCGCCCACCGGAATATCCGCCCGTGGACCGGCTCGAAGAAATCATCCGCCGTCACCAGCCCGTCGAGCTTGTCCGCGAGCGTCGGCTCGATCAGCAGGGTCCCGAGCAAGGCCCATTCCGCATCGATGCTCGCGAGCGGGCTCGCAACATCGGGCTCCCCCAGGAAATGCCTCACTCCCGCCCCCCGTCGATCACCCGGAACACCGCCCGGCGCTCGGCCCTGGTCCGGGCCAGCTCCAGCTGGGCGCGAAACAGCGCGCCGCCCAGCTTGGCGAGCGCCGCCTCCAGGTTCCGATTGCTCGGGTCGTTCGGATCGTAGGTCATTCCCCACCCCATCCCCGCGCGTCACTGAAATGACGCGAACTGGCTAGTTGACGAAGCCGGGAGGGCGGGTTACGGAGGGGATGCATAAGCCCCCGTAAATCTATGCCCTCTAGGCCGCCCCGGTGACTAACCACACCGGGGCGCGCTAGTCTTGCGCCCGAGTGGCGCCGCAGATCAAGCCTTCTGTCGAAAACCGATCAGCCTTAGGCGACTAAGAGCCCCTTCGCGGACTGCGCGTTGGGGCTGATCCAAAGAACTTCGCGGCGCGGGCGCGCGCCGTCGGCGAAGGCCGCAGTTTCGACGCGGGTCCAGTCGGCGAGCGCGTCGTCGTAGAGCACGCTCGGGTAGCCGGAGAGGACGACCATGCCTGAGAGGGAGCAAAGCCTCTCCACGAGCGCCTGGTGGTCCGCCAGCGTCATCTCGTGCCGGTAGGCGTGGTATCGCGCGCCGCCCTTCCTAGACTTCGCAGAGCGCGTTTCTGGCATGTAGGGAGGGTCGACGTAGTGCAGCGTGTCCGCCGCGTCATTGCGCGCCAGCACGTCCAGCGCAGGCCTGTTCTCGATCACGACACCTCGAAGGCGGTCGACGACGGCGCGAAGCGCGTGCGGGAAGTTTTGCCAGTCGGCGGCCGGCGTCGTGCCGTTGCGGAAAGCGTTGGCGCGGAAACCCGTGGTCACGTCGCGGTTCGGCGCGTCCGATCCAAAACCCTGGAAGGACCTCACCACGAGACGGCGCGCTTCCTCGACGGGATCCGCCGAAACCTCATACGCCGCGTCAAACTCGTCGCGAGCGAACGGGGTCAGCTCAAGGCTGGAAATCAGCGCGGGCGCTAATTCCGGGTCGCGGAGCACGCGGAACAGGTTCACCACATCCCCGTCGAGATCGTTGTAAATCTCGGCGTAGGTCCTGCGCTTGCGGAGCAGCACGCTTGCGGCGCCGCCGAACGGTTCGACGTACGTCCGATGCGGGGGGAACTGCGCGATGATCCACGGCGCGAGCTTCCACTTGCCGCCATGCCAACGAAGAACGGGCCGACGAACGCTCACGCCGCCTCCCTCCCCGTGTGTGAGGAAGGGCGGTAGGTCGCTGCGATATGCCGGCTTAGCGGCAGCGGGATCTTCGCGATCATCGCGCTGGCGAACTTGCGTTTCGCACCGATGTGCTGGCGGCGGTCTTCGGCGGTGCGCTCGTATTTGACGCCTTCGACCATCGGGCCGAACTTCTGGGCGGACGCGACGTTGAAACCGACCTCACCAAGTTCGATACCTGGGTTCTTACGCCCGTCCGGATTCTTGCGGCGCTCATCCAGCGCCTTGTCGAACCACGCGTGACCCGAGCCGCGCTGCTTCACCCCTTCAACGTGTCGGTTGACGCTATCGCTCTGGAAGCTCTTGCCCGAGCCGTCGAAGCGGAAGCCGGGGTTCTTCTGGCCGTGCTCTTCCGGGTTCGTGAGCCGTTTGGTGCTCTTCTCGCCGTCGCGGATGTGCGGCGCGCCGTTGGTCTTCTGGCCTAGCGCATCGCCGCGCGAGTGCGGAATCTGGTTGTGCGAGACGGCGAACCACGAGCCGCCGTCGTTCTTCGGCGCCTTGATCGTCGCCGGCATGAGCGCCGGCACGTCGCCCCAGAGGTAGTAGCTGCCGAAGTTCCAGCGCGCGCGGCCGACCCAAGGTTGGGCGCCCTTCACGTTCTCGACCACGAGCGGGATGTGGCGGCCGGCGGCCTCGCGCGCCTCCTGCTGGATGCGGAAGCAGGCGTCGAACAGCGCCGTGAGCTCGGGGACGGTGCGCGAGCCGCGATAGCCCTCGGGAAAGTCTCCCTCGCCCCGGAGCGCCTTGGCAATGCGCCTGGCGCGCGTCCACGGCATCGCCATGTAGCTGAATTCCTGGCACGGCGGAGAGGCGACGATCAGGTCCGCGCTCGCGAACTGAGAACCGTGCAGCGTCAGCACGTCCTGGATCACGAGCTGCGCCGGGTAGCGGTGCTCGCCGTAGACATGGGCCTCGATGTCGAAGCCGATCACATCCCAGCCTTCGGCGAGCAGGCCGTCCGTCCAGCCGCCAAGGCCACAGAAGAGATCGATCGCGAGGGGACCACTCACGGACAAGCACTCCCGCAGATCAGCTCGCCCTCGGTGGTGACGAGGTAGTTCGTCGGCCCGGAGAAGTCCGGGTCCGGGTCTCTGTGGTAGGGGATCGGCCTCCCGCAGCAGGCGGCTCGACCGTCCTGGTCCGCGTAGCGGGCGCGAATCTCCTCCGCGCGCTCGGATCGCGTGAGCCGGAATTCCGGCATGGTCCGGGACAGGATCAGCTGGACGCGGAGGCGGGCACGGGTCGGGGTCATGTGGCCTCGCTCGCGTTGGTCTCCGCCTCAATGCGCGCGGCGATGGCCTCGCACGCCTCTGGCGTGAGCCACTCCGAACGAGGCAGCACCCGGCCGGCGACGACACGAACAGCCCGCGAGATATGGCCCCAGCCCCAGCCGGCGTCCCGCATCTCGAGGATCGTCAGGTCGCGGTCGTCGATCGCGCGCGCGTCCAGGTCAGGCTGCACGGCGATTCCTCCTGTCCAGGTCAAGAGAGGCGAGGAGGTGGTCAACGCGGGCGAGGACGTCGGTGCGGCGCGCGCGGACGATCTGGTCGACGCGCTTGCCTCGAAAATGGCTGTGCAGGCTCTCCGACAGCTTGTCGGGATCGGGGTTGCTGTTGAGGGATGAAAAAACGAACCCTTTGCGAGTCCGGTCGACCCGACCGAGAACGGCATGTTTCGTTCGGCCGAGCGCCGCACCGATCTCCGTCGCGGTCCTCTTCGCATCCAGCATCGCGTTGAGCGTCCGCTGCTCTGCTTCCGTCCAGGGTCGTGCGTTCTTGGGCTTCATCTCAGAGCGCCTCCACCTCGATGACGACGCCCTTGGAGCCCTTGGGCTTCGTTAAGGTTACCGGGATGCCCCAAGCCGCGGCCGCGGCGAGCGCGTCGTCGATCGACCGCACGCAGGCCCAGGGGACGTTGATGGCGGTGAGCTTGTTGGCGAAGGCGCGCTGATCGGGGTTCGGGTACTTGCCCGGCGCCTTGACCTCCATGAAGCCGACGCCGCCGTCCCAAAGGATCATCAAGTCCGGCGCGCCGCGGACCCCGCCCAGGTGCCCGTAGATCCGCATCTTGGACCACTCGGTCAGACGCCCGCCGTTCGGGATGTGCAGGACAATGGCGGTGCGCGGCAGAACCGTTCGCAGCGCCTTCACGATGGCGGCTTGCGCCGTGTCTTCAGGCCCCCAGCCCTTTTCGCGCGCCATCGGCTCAAGCCCCCCGGCTCATGGTCAGGCCCTCTTCTTTGCAGGCTTCAACCCGTAGAGATCGTTGTAGGTGATCTCTCCCTTCGAGCCCTTGACGATGCGCTTAGCGATCCGGGGGCCGACGCCGTACTTGTCGTTGAGGATCTGCGACAGGATCGAAGCCGTGATCCCGAACCGCTTGGCCGCCTCGACCTGGGTTAGCCGGTGGCGGCGGATATAGTCGGCGATAATGTCCATGGGCGAGAGCATTGCGAATTTCCGCGCCTTTCGTCAAGGCGAAATTTTCCGCTTGCGCGGCGTTTCGGAAAAGCGTAACGTCGGTTTTATCGAAGCACCGATGGAGCGAGACGATGGCGAAGACCCCCAAGACGGCGCGAGTGGCCTCGATGGGCCCCTACTGGGTGGCCCGGGACTGCCGGACGCGCCGGCGGATCGGGCTTGCGGTTTCGACCGAGGCCCGCGCCGTCGCTGAGGCGCAGAACCACGGCTACGCGGTGGAGGCCCGCTGATGTCCGACAAGCACCTCCTGGCGCTTATGGAGCGCCTCAAGCAGGTCCGAGCGGACCTGGACGTCGCCGACGAAACGCCCTTCGGCGAAGTCGGCAAGTTGCTGGATCGCATGGCCTTGAGAGTGGATGAGGCTGTCGCCCTCGTGCGGTCGCTGCAGGGCGAACCCCTTGATCGAGCCGACACCGCGCACGTCGTCGCTGCGCTGCGTGAGGAGGCCGCCTGATGCCCCGCCCCTACGCCCCCCAGGCCTATCACCACGCCCCGGCCGGCGCGACGTTCAACTTCCACACCACCATGAGCATCGAGACCGCGGAGTTCGTTCTCCGGGCGCTCGACGTGGAGCGCAGCCGACTCGAGGAGCTGGTGCTGGAGGCGATGGACCGCGGACGCGGCGACATCGCCGGCCGGCTCAACAACTCGATCCAGGCGCTGCTCTGCCAGCACGAGGCGCTCACCGATCAGATGAACGAGGCCAGCGCCGAGTTCGTCCCTACGGGGAAGGAGCACCAGGAGTCGCTGGACGAGGACAACGGACGGGACGCGGCGTGATGGAAGACGAAGGCCTTTGCGAGCGCTGCGGCGAGCCGGTCGAGGCGATCAACGTCGAGGCATTTGAGGTCAGCGGCCAAGTCGTCTGCGAGGACTGCGCCGACGAGGTATTCGCCTCATGACCCATGCCGTGGTTCCCCGCTCCCGGTGTTCCGTGTGCGGAGCGGCTGTCTCGGAACAGCACGACCACAAGCCAGACGGGTCCGGGCTTGATGACGGACCGCCTCTGCCCGGAACGCGAAAGAAGCCGGAGCCGAAACCGCCGGAGCAACTTCGTCTCATTCGAGCCAAGGCGTGGGCCACACGGCGCGCCGCATACGGAAGCAAGGGACATCGATAATGGACGCGGATACCCTGAAGAATCTGCTTGATGAGAGCACGGACAGCATCGTGGCGAGCGTCAAGGCGAAGGTCGTCGAGCGCTGCGCGTCCAACTACGAGTGGAAGTTGGCCGAACTCGTGAACGCCGAGGTCGAGAAGTTCTTCCACGCGGAAGTCGCGCCTAAGATCGCCGCCGCTCTGGCGGGCGAAAAGGGCGCGATTATTGAGGCAGCGAAGCTCGCGGCACACCAGATCGCGGAGAAACTCGCCGCGAACATGGTCGAACGCGCTGTGAAAAACCTCGACGGCTACTCGTACCGCGACGCCCTCAAGTCGCTGTTTGCTTAGCATGACCCGTCGCGCCCTCTCCCGCACCGCTCTCGAACGCCTGAAGACCTCCGAGCGACGGAACCGAGCTCGGGCTCGGAAGATGGACCGCCCGGCGCAGACGGTCAGCGTGGAGAGGCTTTTAGAGGACCTGGACGGGGTCTGCGGGTGCGGCTGCGGGAAGCCCTTGAACCTCGGCGCGCTCTGGCCCGAGCCGGACTCCCCGAGCGTCGCCCACGATCCGCCCTTGAGCTGCGGGGGAGAGCATACCCAGAAGGGCGTCTCGATCTGGCGGCTGGACTGCAACCTCGCGGACGGGCGCACGGTGGCGACCCCGCGAGCCGCGAAGATCAAGCGTGCACGGAACAAGCTCGGCGGCGGCGAGCGGCCCCGTCCCAAGCACCGCCTCGGCAGAAAGCGCTTCGACGGAACGCCGATCAACCCATGGGGATACAGATGATGACGGAAGAGGAAGCGCGGGGGAAGTGGTGCCCGTTCGTGCGGCAATCGAACGGACCAGACGGCTCATGGAACCGAACGCTCCACGAGAGCGCAAGCCTGACCGAGCCCCGTACGTATGGCTGCATCGCCTCCGAGTGCATGGCGTGGCGGTGGGAAGACGGCGTCATTCCGGGGACGGACGGCAAGTTCTACTTTGGCGACGAGACAGCGCAGCGTCCGGCGCGCGGCTACTGCGGCCTATCCGGCAAGCCCGGCTACTACGGCTCATCCGGCAAGCCCTGACACTGGAGCGAGAGATGATGACGGACGCGGAGCTGGACCACATCGCCAAGCTGGCGGAGGACGCCAAGTTCGCGAAGGCCAACATCGAGAACCGCCGGGCGGGCGCCGCGTCGTGGGCGAAAGTCGAAGCCTACGAGAAGCGAGTCACACCGAGCACGGTTCTGGCGCTGGTCGAAGAAATCCGCGTCCTGAAGCCCAAGCCCTAACCCCTGGAGCCACGACAATGAGCGAGACGGAAAGCCCTACTCCGCAGACGAACGGAGAACTTCGCGCCCTGGTGAGCGCGGTCGGTTTCGGCGCGACCGGGCTCGAGCCCAAGAGCCTCGCCGACATCATGGCGTTCGCTCAGCTCATGGCGAAGGCCGGGCCGATGGTGGGGAAGTCCTTCCGCGGCAACCCCGGCGCCTGCATGGGAATTACGATGCAGGCCATGCGCTGGGGGATGGACCCCTTCGCCGTCTCGCAGAAGGCCTACACCACGGGCCAGGGCGACGACGCGACCATCGCCTACGAAGCCCAGCTCGTGAACGCGGTGATCCTCGCGAGCCCCGTGCTCAAGGGGCGGCCGACCTACCTCTACGAGGGCGAGGGCGAGAAGCGCCGCTGCAAGGTGGTCGCCATGCTGCGGGCCGACCCGGAGCCCAAGGACTACCTGTCGCCGCCGCTGGCCTCGATCCGGGCGCGCTCCCCGCTCTGGAAGAGCGACCCCGACCAACAGCTCGCCTACTACGCCATTCGCTCCTGGGCTCGGCGCCACTGTCCTGAGATCATCCTGGGCGTCTACACGGTCGAGGAGATGGAGACCGTCGAGGGCTCATACGAGCGCGTTCCCGACGCGCCCGGCGCCGAGTTCGATCCCCGCCCCTTCCTCGGCGGCCGGGGCAAGGCGAAGCTTCGCGACAAACTTGTGGCCGACCTGACGACAGAGATGGAGGGCGCGTCTTCTCACGCCGCCCTTACTGCCGCCGTCGAGAGGTTCAAGGCGAGCTGGCGTGTCAGCGAGAACGTGATGCTCGGCATTGATGAAGTCCACGCGCGCAACGCCGAACGGATCGAGGAAGAGAACGCCGCGGCGGCGCACGCCGAGATGGACGCCGACTACAAGGCGACCGTCGGCTAACCCCACCCCACCGGAGAGACCAGCCATGGATGACGCGTGGACGGACCAAATGCTCGCCGACATCTGTCACAACGATCAGATGGTCGTGTGGACGGGCGAGGTCTCTTCAGCGATCGGCGACCTGATCCGTGAGGATTTGTCTTACGACGACGGCGTCGCGCTTCACGCGGCGATCGCCAGCGAAATCCGGAAAATCGTAGCCATCGCGCTTGAGCGCGCAAAGGCTCCAGAGATGGCGGAGCTGCTGGCGAAGTCCGTCGCTCTCAACGATCGACTGATGGTCGCTATTCATCGCTTGCCCGAAGAGGCCCTCGGGTATGGCGAGGATGAAGACGGAACGTGGCCTTTGCGGAACGAGTTGCTGCAAGCCGTGCGGATCCATCGCCGCGACTCCCAAGTGCTCCTCCAGTCCCTGAGATCAGAATGATCAAGCTGCATCACGATGGCTTATCAAGGCCCCTAGAGAGCCCGCGCCTGCGGGTATTGAGCCTCGGCGCCGGTGTGCAGTCGACGACGCTCGCGCTGATGGCTGGGCGGGGCGAGATTGAGCTGCCAGACTTCGCCATTTTCGCGGACACAGGGGACGAACCCGAAAAGGTGTATCGCCACCTTGATTGGCTGGAGCAGGAACTGCCGTTTCCGGTGCGCCGGGTGAGCGCCGGGAAGTCGATCAGCGATGCGATTCGAGAAGGCAAAGGCCTGCGCATACCCGCTTTCGCAGCCATGGATGACGGCCGACCGGCTCCGGTCACTCGCACCTGCACGCGAGACTTCAAGATCGACGTGATCAATGCGGAGGTGCGCCGGACGCTTGGCGTGAAGCCGAGGCAACCCATGCGGTCGTTCCTCGGTTTGAAGCGTGGCGACGCCGTGCCGCCGGTCGTCGAACAGTGGCTCGGCATATCCATGGACGAGATCGAGCGCCTGAAGAGAGGTCGGCTGCCGTGGGTGCATATCCGGCACCCGCTGATCGAGGCGCGCATGAACCGGCGCGACTGTCTGCGGTGGCTGGAGGAGCGCCAGTATCCGATCCCGATGAAGTCGGCGTGCGTGTTCTGCCCTTGGCGGACCAATGCGGAGTGGCGCGAGCTTCGCGACCATCACCCGGCAGACTTCGCGCGGGCCGTGCGCAGCGACGCCGATCTGAGAGCTGGCGGCCCGCGGAGATCCATGAGGACGCTCGCTTATGTCCACCGGACGATGGTGCCCCTCGATCAAGTCGACCTGTCGGCTCCCGAAGAGGGCGGCTTCGACTTCCGGAACGAATGCGACGGGGTGTGCGGTGTCTGAGCCGATCCGAATGAATAGTTCGCGCTGCGCGGCAACCGAGCCGCCGTCTACGGATAAATGAGGATGATTGATGCCTGAGTTCCGCGATCACAAGTACACCTACAGCAAGCCGTATACGGCTGTTCGCCATCAGTGGGAGCTGCGGGCCGCGGGCGGCGGGGTCCACTTTCACGTCGCCCTGACAAAGGACTATGAGCCGTCGTGCGGGCTAGAGTTTCACCACGGGCCGGAGCTGCGGCACCTGTCGGGCGGCGGAGACGGTCCTCCGGCCATCAAGGACTGTTGGCTTTGCGGCGGCCATTGCTGGCCCGACGGAACATCGTCCTACGCGAGCGAGACGCTCTGGCCGCAGTTCAAGGCGCACCTTGCCCAAGGCGACCACGACAGCATTTTCCGAACGCTCGAATACGAGTGGCGGAAACACGTGGAGAGGGCATCAGAATGAGCGACAAGATCAAAGAGCTTATAGCGCGGGTCGAGGGGGCGGAGGGTCCGGACGACGCCCTGGATGAGGCGATCATCCAGGCGGTGTGGCCGGAGCCGGTGAAGCCCTACGAGATCGCACTCTGCATCACCGCCTCAGTCGACGCCGCCCTGGCGCTGTGCGAGCAGCTGGCGGAGCGCGCGAACCGCGATCCGCACGGTTTCGACCGGGACATCGTGGTCGCCGAAGTCCTGCGGAAGGCGCTCGACCATATCATCCGCTCCGGTCGAAGCGTCACCCGCGATCTGCCCCGGTTCATCGTGCACGGAATGCTCCGCTCCCTTCAGGATCAAGAGGAAACCAATGACTGACGATCTGGAGAAGATGGTAGAGGCGGACCATCCTGCGATTTGGCTTCAGCCGGAGTGCTGCGCTGACGGAGACGGGCGCATGTGGTGCGAGGATCCAGATCCTGTCGCCTGCGAAGGGGGCGTTCCGTGGACGTGCTATGTCCGGGGCGACATCTACGACAAGGAACACGCCGAACTCTCCGCCCTCCGTTCCAAGATAGCGGGCCTCGAAAGCGCGCTGAGGTCGATCGACAAGGAGCGCGATGAGTTGACGGCTCGGCTCCGCTCTGCCCGGGAGGCGGAGAACCGCACAGCACGCGGGCGCGACGGCGGAATCCTCAACGGCTTCGTGCTCGACCATCACACGTATTTGGCGATGCATGGCTTGCTCAATGCGCCATCGCCCGCCCGCGCCGCCCTTTCCCCCGCTCAGGAAGAGGGGGAGTAGATGGGGGAGGCCAAGAAATCCGTGACGCTGGTTTTCCCGGCGGACGCTCGCGACTTTCGCGACAACCCGTTTAAGATCGAGACGCCCTACGGCTGTCCGTATGCC